GGCTCTAGCTACTCCAGGTAATGTTTTATTAGCAATAGTTAATTGTCTCCAACCACCTATTTTTTCAGGTAAGCCATATCTAAAACGAACAAAATCACCATCGATCCATTCGCCTTCTGCTCCCGATGCTGTAGTTTGTTTATTAAATCCTGGTTTGAAACCTAACTTCTTTAATGCCATAATGTGTGATTATACTTATAATTTTCTAAAAATATAGTGATTATTTATAGAATCTTCTCTTATGGTATTGGTAAAAAGTTTCCATATCCTTTACCATTTCGTTCCATATTTTAGACTTTTTATTTAATCTGTCAACTACAGGCGTATATCTATCCTTTACCTGTTGTTCATTTAGATGATTAAAATATTTTATTGTAGGTATATCTGTTGGGTAATAATCCATACCAAATGCAATAGGAGGTATTCCAGCTAAATTATTTTGATAGTTATATTGAAAAGACTTGTCTTGAACCAATTTTAAATATCCAATTAAATTAGTAGGTTTTAAATTAATTAGTTTTTCTTCCCATTGTTTATTTAAACAATGTTTCCAATAAGGAGTATCGTCTCGAATAGATAAAGCATAATGTAGACCTACAAATTCAGCAAGATTTTTAAATACCGTTTTACATTGATATGTAAAATTGTCTTTTTCCCACTGTGATATTCTTTCCCTCTGCATAGTTCTAATTAGTTTCATTAAAAATTCGTGTGTAGTAAATAGTCCATTACTTTCTAAAGGTTCTGTAAAGGCAGCAGCTAAACCTATCGCAACTACATTTTTTACCCATAATCTATTATGAATACCTACTCTCATTTTAATATTTCTATATTCTAATTCTTCTGGGTTTGCATAAGAAAATCTTTTTTTAATATGTTTTTTAAATTCTTTTAATGCATTTTGATCATCTACAAATTTATCTGAATAAACATATCCAGTGCCCCATCTATGCCATAAAGGTATTTCCCAACACCATCCATTTTCTATAGCGTGACAATTAGTATAACCAACCATTTCTTTTTCTGGGTTTTTATATTTAATTTTTGTAGCCCAAGCAGAATTATTTGGAAGAATATCTGTTAAAGATTCAAAAGGTTCTTTTAAAGTTTTTGATAAAAGCAAAGATTTAAAACCCGTACAATCAATAAATAAATCAGCTTTATATTTATTATTTAAAGATTTAATACCATCTTTATTAGTTTCTACACTTTTTATATCTTCTTTAATATGTTTAACGCCATTTGGTATACAAATACTATCTCTTAAAAATAAACCAAATTTAGTTGCATCAAAATGATATGCAGAACAATCAATAAAATTAAAAGGAAAATTACTATTTTCATTGTCGCATAATTTACTATTATTTACTAAAGCCATTTGAGGATACAAACAAGTTGCAAAGTCAGACCTATGTGTTTTTGGATATAAATATTTTTTAAATACCCAATCATTATAGTTTGCTTGATTACCGTCAAAGTTAGCAGGACCAAAAGGATAATGAAATCCTCCGTCTCCTTTCTTATAAAAATTTTCAAAACGAATACTTAGTTTATATGTTGCATCTGTAGCTTTAAAAAATTCTTCATCTTTTATTCCTAGATAATGTGTCCAATATCTAACAAATCCAATAGTACTTTCACCTACACCAATTGTTTCTATTTTAGGTGATTCTATTAAAGTTATTTTTTTGTTTGGAAATGATTTTATTAAAGTAGCCGCTGTCATCCACCCAGCAGAACCTCCTCCTACAATTATTATATTATTAGTTTTCATTTTAAATTAAGGTTAATTATACATCTTATATTTTTAGTTGGTTGTTCAGCTGTATGCCAAATTAACCCATTAAAAACAACTACAGTGCCTTTCTTTGGTTTAATTCTTTGTTTTTCTTTTAATTTATTAAATATAGGTATATCATTTTTATTTTTACTTTTGTAGTTATATAAGACTGTTTCACCATCACTATCTAATACATAATATAAAAAAACAGTGTGTTTCTCTAATAAATCTATATGTGGAGTATCTATAGAAGTTTTTGATTTAATTGGAAATTGTAGAAATGTTCTTCCATTAATTAAATTAAGCTTTTTATTAATTTTATTACAAGTATTTTTTACTATATTAGATAACAAATTTATATGAGGACTGTTTTCTTTTTGATTTTGTATAAATATATGTTGTAGCGCTGATCTATTTTGATTACCCTCTTTTTTTCCTAAAGTAATATCTTTAACAAAATACCAAGGAAAAGCAGTATTTAATAAAGTATTTTGTATGTAAAGTTGTTCTTCTTTAGTTATAATGTTTTCAAATATTGAAATCTTATCTTTAATCATATATATCTTTATAAATTAATTTAATATAATGAAAGAATTAAAAATAATCAACTTTAAAAGTAAACCTAAAAATAATTTTTTTGCCCCAGAATGGGATTATTATATTTGTGAAAATATAGTAAAGAATATTGATTGCAAAAGTTTAGCTAAGTTTCTCTTAAGTAAAGAAAAACAAATTCTAAAACTAAAACCAACCCTTAATCTTAAACACAATACATATACAGATGGTTTTACTGGACTAGGTGTGAATACTACAACAGCTAGATTTCGTGCCTTTAATGTTCTTAATTTTAAGCATAAAGAAATTTCAAAATTAAAAAAACAAATAATAGAAACTTATAATATGTTTTTAAAAGCATTAAATTTAAATCCACCTAAACAATTATATGCTCAATGCTGGTATAATGTTATGAGAAAAGGGGATCAAATAAAACCACACATACACGGTTATTCTCCTGATGCATACTTAGGAGGTCATTTTTGTGTTCAATGTGATGACACATCAACTTATTATATAAATCCAGTAAACCAAATTAATGATCCAGAAACTTATAAAAGTTTAAATGAAGAAGGTAAATTAACTTTGTTTCAAAATTGTATACCTCATTATACAGACAAACAAAATTCTAACTTAGAAAGAATTACAATAGCTTTTGATCTTGAATATACCGATATACAAAATAATTTTGTTAAATTATTTTAAAACTATTAATGTCCATTCTAATTTAGACATTACATTATTTAATTCTAAATCTTTTAAGTTATTTTTTTTAACGTATTTATTAAGTTCCTCAATATCTAAGATGACCCACCTATCTTTAAATTCAAAAACCATTTTATCTGCCTCAGTATTAAAACTACCTTTCTTACCGTATTTATTTTCAGATTCTTTTATCATATTTCCAACATCAAATTTATAAAAAGCATTTTGTCCTTTTATAATTCCTGCTATGTTCCACGAACACTTTTGCTCTGGATATTCAATAGAATCTAAATATTTTGAAAATCTTTCTATACTATTCATATGTTGAATATATCTATAATATATATTATATATCATACAAAAAGAATTTATGAATTTAAAGCATCATTTTTGGGTATTTCCAAACGCTGTTCCACATAAAATATGTGATGAGATTATACGCTATGGTACTTCTCAAACATTACATATGGGAAGAACAGGTAATTATAATACTAAAGATACACTTTCTAAAAAAGAACATAGAGATTTAAAAAAGAAAAGAAATTCTGAAATAGTTTGGCTAAATGATCCTTGGATATATAAAGAAATTTTACCTTATGTACATCAAGCAAATAAAAATGGAGAATGGAATTTTAAATGGGATTTTTCTGAATCTTGTCAGTTTACAAAATATGCTCTTAATCAATATTATAATTGGCATTGTGATTCGTGGCCAGGAGGTTATAATAAACCTAATGATCCTAACTTTCACAAAAAAATTAGAAAATTATCTGTAACAGTTTGTTTATCAGACCCAAAAGACTATGAAGGTGGTGACTTACAATTTAATATTAATCATCCAGAATTATCTAAAAAACAAAACATTAAGAATTGCCCTGATTCTAGGTACAAAGGATCTATTGTAATCTTTCCAAGTTTTGTGTATCATAGAGTCACGCCTGTACAGAAAGGTACAAGATACTCATTAGTAATATGGAACCTAGGATACCCTTATGAATGAAAACATAACATTTGAAACTTATTTTAATAGTCCAATATATTTAGGAGAAGTAAAGGAATTAATTAATCCTTTAATTAAAGCTACTGATAAATATATAAATGAATCTAAAAAAAGAAATATTAAGGTAATAAAACAAAGAGAAAAAGATTTTCGTAAAAAAATAGGAGATTTTGGTTTAAGTTATCATTCAACTACATTATTAAATGACAATAATTTTGATACTTTAAAATCTTATATAGATGATAGAGCCTTAGAAATATTTGACCATATGGGCTATGACTTAACTAATTATAAAATTAAATGGTCTGAATTTTGGGTACAAGAATTTGCAAAAAATGGAGGAGGCAATCACGAAGGACATATACATTATAATACTCATTTAAGTGGTTTTTATTTTTTAAAATGTTCAGATAGAACTTCTTTCCCAGTTTTTCACGATCCACGACCTGCTAAATTAATGTCTCAACTTCCTTTAAAAAATAAAGAAGAAATTACATTAGGTAGTGAACAAATACATTTTAAAATTGTTCCAGGAGCCTTAATGCTTTTTCCATCATTTTTAGAGCATCAATTTGTTGTAGATGCAGGTGTTGATCCCTTTAGATTTATACATTTTAATTTAACAGCTGTACAAAATTTCATAGAATGAGTTTTAAAAAAGATAATTACATAGTTATAAAAAAAGCAATATCAAAAGATCTTGCAATATTTTTATTTAATTATTTTTTAATGAAAAGAGAGGTTTTTAATACTTTTAAAAGAATAAAATATATATCTCCTTATACAGAAGATTTTGGTAAACACGGAGATGCACAAGCACCAAATACCTATGCACACTATGCTGATGTTGCTATGGAAACTTTATTATTAAAACTTCAACCCATCATAGAAAAAAATACTCATTTAAAATTAATACCTAACTACACTTACGCAAGATTATATAAAAATAAAGATATTTTAGAGAGACATAAGGATAGACCTGAATGCGAAGTATCAGGTACATTGTTTTTAGGAGGAGAGCCTTGGCCTATTTTTTTAGAACCTTCTGGTAAAGAAGGACAAAAAGGTAAACAAATAAATTTAAAAGAAGGTGATTTATTAATTTATAAAGGAGAAAAAATAGAACATTGGAGAGAAGCTTTTACAGGACAAGATTGTGCTCAAGTTTTTCTTCACTATAACGATTCAAAAAACCCTAACATATCTAAAACAATATTCGATAGTAGGAAACATTTAGGGCTACCTTTATGGTTTAAAGGGAAGGCTAATATATGATTAATAAAAATATTTTATCTGAAATAGCTTTATATGATGGAAAAGTTAAAATGCCAAAAGGATGGGAAGTAGAAAAAGATATCCTAGTAAAAAATGCAACTGTTTCTCAATATTATGATGATGTTAAATATCCATTTACCAAACCAGCAGATAGAATAAATACTTATATTACTGAATTTATTTACCTAGAACATAAATTATTAATAGAACATAGAGAAAACTATGGTTCTTTTTATGAAAGAAATCAAGTATCAAAACCACAATTTCATTTAAACTATGCTTCTTTAAAAGAAGGGTTTGATTTTGTACTTTTATATGGAATAGAAATTGATGCTAAAACTTGTGAAATTGTTATTAGTTATGATGACAATAGAAGAAAAAATTTAGAATGGACGATTAATCTAGAAACAGGAAAATTTATAATGTTTCCAACTTCTTTGAATTATTACATTAATAATAAAAATAATTCTTATTTAAATTATATTCAAACTTATATTTATAAAAAGTATTAAGCGGGTTCGTTAGTAACAACTACCCAAGAAGTAGTAGCTTCATCCCATTTCCAATGTTGAATATTATTGGACATTTCTTCAGTTATTTCTGGTTTTGGTCCTGCTGGACATAACCAAGAAGCTGTTGCAATATCTTTAGTCCAAGATGGGAAAGGTTGTGGTTTCCAAAATATTTGATTTACAGGATCCCAATCTAATCCAATACCTGCAAAATTTCCTCTAAATGCTTTTGAATTATCACCAGATGAATGTTTATTTTCATCAGTGTTGTATGATGTTTGAATCCATAAATGTGAAGGCCAATTATTATGTTTTTGTAAATAAGCTTGTCCTACTGCTTCAGAAAAATTTCCATTTTCATCAAGGCAATATTTATCTTCTAAAGGTGTTACAAATAACACTTTGTTTTGTTCTGATATTTTTGCAAAATGTGCCATATTATTTAAAC